CCATTATTGCAAAACTTAGCCATTATTTTCTCCTTTCAATATTGTTTTATCGTCTTTCCTCAATTTCTTTTTCTATACATTCCAACCATTCTTTTTCTTCAGGAAAGAATATATCTCTGCCTATCTTATCGGCAAGTAAATAAATTATTTGTCCAAATCTATAATCGGGATGCAATAACCATAACTCTTCTATTTTATTAAGAAATGGTTTTATTCTATTTTTATCTCTCATACTTGAGGTTACTCCTTTCAACTTTCACATAATACTTTTATATCTTCTTTAAACTTTTTTATATCTTGAATTTCTGCATATATTTCAATATACCTTTTATCTCCTTTGGTTAATCCTACTATTACATCCACTTCTTTATCAAATTGAATATCATTATACTCTGTAAGTAATCCAACCTTAATATCCACATCTCCAAATTTTACTATAATATTAATTACTTCTTTTGCTAATTCAGATGCTTTCATATATTCTCCTTTCTTAAATCCTTTATATTTGTGAAACTTTAATAACTCAATTGATGTTCTGACACCAGCATCTTTTTACTTAAATTGTCGGGAATATCATTTTCACTATCTACTGAACTTACTATACTTTTCTTCCAATTCTTCCTTACTAGACGTATTTTTTAATGTATTTATTGCGTTATCTAAATCTACTGTTTCTTGATTGTACATTCTTTCCATAGCCTTATCATATTTGGTGGTGTTTTTACTTTTATATAATGTCTTATTTACTACTTTACTGAATACATATAACATCGGTATTCCTATTATAAAACTCAACACAATAGATACAGATACTAAGCCATTATTTCTATAATCTTGTAGTATAGAGTATCCTAGTGAATATGATATTGATACAATTCCAATTATTAAGCCGATACCTAGTAGCCATTCAAATATTTTATTCTTCATATTTTTATCTCCTTCCATATTAATCTTCATCACTTAAACTGAGCCTTATTAACTCTTGTATTCTTGGTGTATAGATTTTAGGGTCTATATTATAATTTCTGATTTTAGGATATTTACTGTATACTGATTTCATTCGTATAAAAATAATATCTTCAAGATAAGGACATTCTTCTAATCCTGCTTCTTCTAATAATTTATTAAATTCTTCATCGGACATTGCATCAATATGTGCAATAACTTCTTCTCCATATTTTTTAATATCCATTATTCTACTCCCATCAATGTTTTTACGATATTATAGTCACTATATAATTGTATACTTTGAAATATTAATTCCTTTAATCTACTAAATTCTTTACCGCTCACTGGATTCCATGAATACTCATCATAATACCTATTACCATAATAATTCTTCATGGCTGTTTCAATTTCATTTTCTAAATGTTCATCAATTTGTAATTTAATTTTAGAATCTTCCATTTTTATATCTCCTTTTTATAATTATTTACAGCCTCGATTATCATTTGTGCATCGGGCATAGGTGAACAGTATTCATTAAAGTCTTTATCATACATACAACACACTCTATTATCATTGGCATCAACTATATATACTCTTAGGTTATCCATTGCATCTAGGTTCTTAACTATTTTTAGTGGTAGTTCCATTTTTTAATTCCTCCTATAAACTACATACTAATATTTCAATATCAGTATCGTTAAACACTTCTTGAATAATTTCTCTAACCTTACCCCATTGTAGTCTATCAAGACCACAACCTATCTTTGGCATTGCAATTTTATGTATATCTAATAGTAAAGCTTGGTTTTTCATTACTATTACAGCCTCAGTCAATGATTCAATAGTCGGTTTATTGTAATAAAACTTCTTAGTGATAAGATTGAAAACACCATTTACATAAATACTGTTTGGATGCCTTCTTTGTTCTTTTGGTAAACTCAATAGATAAATTTTTAATTTAAATCTCTTTTGAAATTCAACCGCTATTCCAGCACCCATTTCACAATCTGAAGATATGCAATGTGCTAATTTATACTCTTTTGGTACTTCAAATAGGTTCATTTTCTTTTCTATTAATTGCATTTTTTACTTCCTCTCTATTAATATCTTAATCTTATACCACTTACAAACTAACCAAACATGAATATCGTCAAAGAAGCAAACGACTTTCCATCTGAATAGTTTAAATCCTTTTAATGATTTTTCATAGTCTGTGATAATAGTCCAATGATTTTGTAGTTTATTATTGTTTATAATTAAATACTCCTTTTTATTTTTATATACTTTGTTCATAATTAAATACTAAAACAAGGGAATAAAGACTTTTATATCTCTACTCCCTTCTAGTATAGCATAGTGGTTTTATTTGTCAATAGGTTATTTGTTAATTTTATAGTTTTTATTTAATTAATTTTAGTAATTCTTTTAAGTATGTATTTCTATTAAAATCTGCTTTTTTCTTAATACATTTATTAACTGTCTCTGTTTCGCCAAAATGAAATACCTTTTGTTTAGCTCTAGTCTGACCTACATAAATAAGATTACTATTTAAATAGAATGTGTGTGCTTTAGGAGTTAACAAAATAACTATCTTTGCTTGACCGCCTTGGCTTTTCAATATGGATATTGAATATGCTAATTTTATTTGTGTTAATTCTGCTTTGGTATACACTACTTCCTCATCAAATTTAATAACAATTTCATTATATCCAATCTTTATTATTGTACCTATTTCGCCATTGGGTACAAAAGTTTTGTCATCTTCATTACTAAAATTAGGATTATATTTGATTGCTTTATAATTATTTACTGTTTGAATTACCAAATCACCTTCATAAAACTTTGTATCACCCATCTCAATATAAGTACCTTTTAATTGCACATTTGGATTTGATATCGGTTGTAGATGTTTATTAATATTTACTGTACCATATTCACCAATATTATATGCAGATAGGATTAATATATCTTCTCTTGTATAACCTGTTGATAATAATTTTTTATACAGTGCAGTAATATTACTAATTATCTTTTCTTGTTGTGTAGGTATAAACATATAACCCTTATCTTCTCCGAATTGTTCAGGTTGATTAGTGTCTCCTAAGAATTTTTCACACTTTCTTGTTTTTGTTGCTACAGTTAATATTCCACCTTTACCATATCTAAAAACTACAGTTAATGTATTTTGAGGAATAACATTTGAATTAATCATGTCATAAAAAACATTACCAGCCGAAACAGAAGGCGTTTGGTTTTCATCTCCAACAAATAAAACCTTTGTTTTAGTAAAATCTATAGCCTCTATTAATCTTCTCATTAAGAAAACATCAATCATAGAAGACTCATCAACTATTACCATATCATATTCTAATTTATTTTGCTCATTATAACCCCATCCTAGTGCTGGGTTATACATTAATCCTCTATGTATAGTTGAAGCTGGTTTAGATGTAAATTCTGAAACTACTTTAGCTGCCCTACCTGTAGGAGATAGTATTAAAAATGTCTTAACGTTATCTATAAGCATATTTAATACTGCTTTGGTAGATTGACTCTTGCCCATTCCTGCCCCTCCACGAAGTATAGATATATTATCTTTACATATCATAGGTATGGTCAAACACTGTTCTTCAGTTAATTGAATATCATCTAACTGACTATAATCTTTTTCTTTTATTTCCCATTTATTTTCTACTTTCAACCCTTCAATAATTCTATCTGCTATGTATTGTTCAGTATTAAAAGTTTCTTGTAAAGCTACAGTCATAGATTTTTTATCAAAATAAATATCTTCATCATTTTTAACTATATCTACAAAATGTTCTATACACTTATTAGCTAATGTTTCTGATTGTTTTCTTAATTCCTTAATATCTATTCTAGTATTACCATTATTCTCGTTTTCTTCTAATAGAAACATAATAGCTGCTTTTTGCCTTTGTGGTGAAGTTAACAAATCAACAGTAAAATTAATAGGTGGTGTTTCACCTACACTTATCATTTTCTTACACTCTTCATTAAACTCTAGTAGTATTTTATCTGCGGTTTTGAAAGAAATACGTGAGAGTTTGCAAAGACATTTGTAGGGATTGTCGATTAATACTTCCTTTATTCTTTCTATTGAATTATATTTATCATATAAAACCTTGAGTACTTTAAATTCAAAATACCCTTTAAATTCGTTGACCATATCGGCAAGTGCAAAATTTTCAATAATTCTCTTTTTAATAATATTAAAACGATATTCTCCTATATTGTAGAGCTTCTTTAAATCAACATCTTCTAGTCTATTATTAATAACTCTATCAATTATATCTGGATAATTTTTCATAAGTTCTTCTACTTGTTGCTGTGATTCTAATATTTGAGATAAAAACAATCTTACAGATGTTTCGGTTTTAGGTCTATCCATCTCTATATTATTTATTTTGTAGGTTATACCATTCTTACCTGATTCTTCTATGGCTTTTACTTTATACTCAACACCATTCTCGAGGTCATGTATATTTCCTGCAATAGATACGTTTCCAAATTTGTTAAGTTTTATATTTGGAAATTTATTATAATCTACTGCTAATCCATAAACTTTAAAATTTTCAGAATTGTAAGGGTTGGCTACTACCGTTCCCTTAAACTCTAAATTTTTTTTATCTGTCAAATTATCACCTCTTTATTTTAATATACTTCATATGAATATAGAATATCTTCTAATTCACTTGTTTTTTGCCACTTGCCACCTATGTTTTTAGTTTTATATTGTTGTTTCCATTCATTTACTTTTAAAACATCATATAATTTAAATGGATTTTCTATAAACACCTGTGGGTCTTTAATCTTAGTCTTAATTTCATCACCTGTCTGTATATGTTTTAAAGTAACATAAGGTTTTCTTTTATCATTATAAGTTGTATATTCAATAACAATATAAAACTTTTCATTAACTTCAGGATTTGTATAGACTACATATTCCAAATAATCCTTCTCGAATTTTACTTGTTCTTTTACAGATAGTGAAGCATCCTCAATATTATTTGTTAGTTCTGTGATTAAACCAATAATATCTATTTCTTTATACAACGCTTCGGTTTCTTTATTGCTATATTTTTTAATTAACACTTCGGTTAATCCTAACTTTTCTAGTTCTGATTTCTTAATTTGCTTTCTGCCATTGAAATTACTAAATATATTTATATAACTTAATAATTTTTTATTCTTTCCGTACTTTCTAAAGAATCCCAAACCAGTTAAAATCATTAAGTGTCTTGAATTTACCGAAGTCTTTTCTACTATATCTTTTAATAGTTCGACAAACGTATTGTATTTATTATTTCTTAATTCATAAAGTTCATATGCTATTTGAGCATTGCAGAATTTAATACTTTCAATTCCTTTGTATATAGTATTAGTTGTTTTATCAAAAGTATATTTATCAATTGACTGTCCAAACTCAATAGGCTTTATTTTGATATTTTTCAGCTTTGCTAATTCTATGCCATTATTAGTATCCTCTTCATTATTTGCATTATTTAAATACGCTGTTATAAATTCAATGGGATGATAATACCTAAAATACCCACATAAATAACCTATCATACTATAACCTGTTGAATGGTTATATCCAAACATATAAGAAGATGCTGATTCTATAATATCTAAAAATTCTTTTGCTTCCTTTTCAGATTCTTCTCTAGGTTTATCTGATTTATTGCAATAACCTTCTAATATTTTAGGAAGTGCTTCATCAATTCTATCTTTTTGTTTCCTACCAATAGCTCTTCTTACATTATCTGCTTCGCTACCACTAAGACCACAAATTTGTTGTAAAAAAGCAATAACATCTTCCTGAAAAACGAGAAATCCATTATTATTTTTTAAAAGGCTATCAATTAATACTGAAGGATTATTATTAAACTCTCTTGCTATTAATTTATCTCTATAACTAGCACCAGATGGGCGTAGACAGGCATTCACTAAAGATAAATCATTTATTTTTAATGGGACATAATTTTTCAATAAGTTAAAAGCATAACTTCCTTCAAATTGAAATATTCCTACATTAGAAGTAATTATATCGTCCCAAACCTTTCTATCCTCCCAATCAATTTCATGTGATAAAGGATAAGGAATATCTAACATAGAACAGGTATCTTTTATAATTTCAATATTTTTTAGTCCTAATATATCATATTTTACTAGAGATACCTCATGTACTTCTTCCATATTAATACATAAAATTCTTTTACCCTCTTTCCAAATAGTTCCATAATTATCTGGTAGAGAAATAGGACTTGCTATCATTCCTGCTGGATGCATTGATTGTGAGATTGATGTATTTAAAAGTCCATCAAAATAATAAAACAAGTCAGGATATTTAACTTTAGCTTCTTCTGGATTTTTTTCATACTCATCTTTTATTAATGACACAGTAGGTAAAGGATAATCTAATGCTCTGCCTATTGTGTCGATAGTACCCTTATCAACCATTGTTCCAATTGCTAAAATATAAGCAGTATAATCAGTTCCAAATCTATTGATAATATAATTATAAACTAATTCTCTTTGAGAAGGACTGAAATCGACATCAATATCCCCAATCTCAACACGACTTTCATTTGCAAATCTTGAAAAAACTGTATTCCATTTAATAGGATTTAAATCTATTATATCAAGGATATATGCAATAGTGCTACCCCCAACACTTCCACGACAATTTCCAAAAGGTATACCATTATCCTTGCACCATGTCATCATCTCTGACATAAATAACATAAATCCAATCATTCCTACCTTTTTTATAACTCTTAGTTCTTCTAAAATATTATCTTTGTAAATTTTATCCTTATTAATTATTCCTTGTTTAATTTTATATTTATATTTTGTATTAATAAGTTTTTTAAAAACACTTTCTTCATTGTCATATAATATAGGATATTTAAAAGATAAATCAAGTTCAAAACTTACAATGGAATCTGACATTATATTAGTATTATTAATTGCTTCTAAATATATAGACTCAGGTAATATATCCTGCTGTTTGAACATTTCTACTACTTCATTATAACTTTTGTATGTAAGGTCATATTTATCTTCATCGCTATATTCAATTTTCTTTGATTTCTGAAGAATATCCCTGCATTCAGATTTATATGAATTAAGAGAATGAGTATCTGTACCAGCAATTAAAGGTTTATTATATTTTAATGATAAATCCCAAAGCTTTTGATTATAAACTTTTTGACTTTCAGAATAAATATGTGGTTGTACTTCATAATAATCGTATTTATTTAATAATTTCTCATAATATATATCATCTATATCCAATCTATTTAAAGGCGAAGCTAAACAAGCTGAGATTCTAATTATATTATCTGATATATTTAAAAATTCATCAAAAGTTATTCTATTTTTATAATAAAAATGGTCTTCTTGAGTAGAAATATCAATTAATTTATTTAATTCCTTTAGTCCTTCATAATTACGACATATCAATATAGTATGAAAGTTATCTCTAATTTTATCATCTAAACTTTTAGTCAAATACATTTCTACGCCATGAATATATTTTATATTATTTTTATCACAATACATTTTTTTATTTATCCAATTATAAATATTCCCATGTTCCGTAAAGCAAATAGAACTTTGACCAAGTTCTATTGCTTTATCTATGTATAATTTATAATTAGTACAACTATCTAAGAGAGACAATTCAGTATGAAGGTGATATGTAACGTAATTTTTCATTTTGCCTCCTTTATTATACTATTAATGTTTTTACCTTTAGACATTTTTCCCCAAGTATTTTTATAACTTAAGTTAAACCTTATACAAATATCTGTAAGTAAAATTTCTTCATTAATATATTTTTGATAACACCAATCATAATATTGATAAATAGCTTTAAATTTTGAATTATATTTATTCAATTATCTACCTCTATTTTTATATTTTTCATTCTAAATATTTTCAAGCCATGACATATCATCTTCAACAATTTTACCATCTTTAACAAAACTATCTTTATTTAACTCTTTCTTCGCATTTAATTTTTCTAAATATTCTCGATAAGGTAAATGAAGTTTTGCTGAATAACCACTTAAATTAGCAAAATAATAACTCTGTCCATCAGTAACTTCTTCCCACCAAATATGTTCATCTTTTGTCTTAAAATATTCTATTTCTTTTTTACCTATCTCAACAATTGTATCTACTATATCTAATTTTAAACTGTCAATTGCTTCTTCAGTAATAGGTATATAAACATAACAATCTGAAATTTTATATTTATCTTTTATATCTTCTGGTAGATTATTTATATCATTTGTACTTTCTAATAAATCCAAATATGATTCTATTTCTTCATTAGTATAACAATTTGCTTTGGTTAACCACATTTTCGCATTTGATTTTAAACTTTCACCAATTTCAGTTCTTATTATGTTTCTTTCAGTAGATTTTCCATTAGCTTGTTGTACTTCAACAATTACATACTTGAGAAAGTTCCATCTAGCCTTGATTTTATCCAACGGAATACCTAATTGTCTAATACCTTCACTATATAAAACTAATTGTCCTATTTCTTTTAGTATCTTTTTTCCTGTGTAAATAGATGATGATTTCCAATCTGAAATTATGTAGTAATCATCTTCTTTATGTATAGCATCAATATATCCCTGAAATATGAAATTATTTATTTTAATTGTTATAAATCTTTCTAACTCTAATTTCTTATTAATTACAGTATGATTTTGAAAAAAATGTCTTATACAAGCCTCATATTTATTTGCTATTGCATCGTTCTTTTCTTTATTACATCTATCATATTTTAATTCTCCTACATTGAATGTAAATAAAGCATCTTCGTATTCTTGTAACATATCTTCATATTTAATTTCTTTTGAATATAGTTTTTCGAGAATTGTATGGCATATATTACCAGAAATTCCATATATCCCATCATCTCTATCTTCTTTTACTTTAGCTATATACTTTAAGTAGAATTCAAAACAACTGTTTTTATATGTATTGTATTTAGACCAACTCCAGAGCTGACTTACTTTGAATTTCTTTTTTATTAATTCTAATTGTTCAGGTGTTTTTCTCATACATCCTCCTTATACTTCAAATATTCTTTATGTTCATTTTCGTCATATTTAACCCTATATTTAAACAAATAATTATATATTTTATTAGTTGCATCCATGGGAGCTTCTTTATCTTTTAATAAATTATATTTATCATATATATAAAACACATTTCTAATGTTATAAAACTTTTCACACATATCTCTTATATGATTTATACTTATTCCAACATCCATTGCAATTACAACTTCCACATTTAATCCAATTATAATTTTAACTTGCTCATCTGAAATATCATGACTTCCTATTGATACAACTGTTTTATCATTCCTACTATGTCTTTTTAAAACAGATTTTTGACTTTCAGCTATTACCACAACGGATGATTCTTGAATACTTTTATAGTTTTCTTGTAATCCGTATAAGTTTGAACTTTTAGGAAATGATTTTATAGGAAAATACTTTGGAATATCAAATAATTCAAAATTAGGTACAATAGTGCGACCCATTATTCCTATAAATTCATTTGGTTCTCCACACCAATATCTTTCTGGGATGATTATTCTTCTATACTTAGGACTATAACCAATTTTAAATTCTTCACAAGTATTAGGCATAATACCTTCTCTCACCCAATCAATATGTGGATAAGGCATATAGTCAGTTAGTTCATTTTCATCTAGTAATTCTATATCGTACACATTGCATATATTGTTTTTATTCTTAACTCTTTTAAATATTTGCAGAGGGTCATTCATTTCTTTTTCTTTTGTATCTTTTAATTTAAATTTATATTCTAATTCTAGTATTTCATGTAAGTATTTAATTGCTTTAACAAATATTATATTCTTAATTGTCATACAAAGTGTTAAGATATCACCTCTAATTATTTTTTCATCAGATTGAAATATCTTAACACCTAATGTATCTTTTTTTATTGCAATGGCTGTTTTATTTTGTCTATCAGGCAACCCTGCTCTAAACTCTTTAAAATGAGATTTGATGTCATGGCAACCCAATTCTTCTAATATAAATTCAATTTTATCATTATCAATTATGTATTGTTTTAACTCCATAACATCCATTACTATTACCTACCAATCCATAGGAACATTAGCTATTCCTATTTCTTTATATACATTTCTACTTAAATCATTCTCAGCTATAATTTGAAATTCATTTGTTGCTCCAAACCTATTCTTAGTTATAAAAATAATACTATAATGTTTATCTCTATCTAATGTAAAAGGAATCTTTGTAAGTCCTCTTTTACCTTCTAGTCTATAACATTTTAATTCATTTTTACCACCTAAATATTCATCATCAAATGGTTTTCTAATCATTATATTAGTAGATGCTACGTCTACAATATTCTTAGCCAAGCCGATATTATCATTAGTATAATATCTTTGTTTTGTACTTCCTTTACCTAACTGATATGTAATCCATATATGAACATTTTTTACTGTAGGTTTGATTGTGTCATAAATTGCAACACTATCTTTTGTCATTTCACTCCATATTTGCTCTGTTTGAGTATCCGTACTGACTTTAAATGTATCTAATATAAATTTTTTACAACCCATACTGGCATATTTCTTAATTATTTTTATTGCTAAAGATGTTTTATATCTTGGTAGAGGTATAATTGTAAGGATTTTACTTTCTTTTTTTTCTTCAATCCAATCTGCACATTTCCATAATACTTCCATATGCTCTTTTGAAAAATTCCCATCTCTTAATATATACTTTTGAATATTCATATTAAATATATTATTTGCTGTCCACATCAACAATTCTGTCTGCCATTTTTCTTTATCTTCTTCATTAATTATTATACAAAGTTTTTCATTATATTTTATTGTCTGTGGGAGTATCCATTCAATAGTTGTGGTGGTCTTACCTGCTCCGCTTAATGCACCCAACATAGTTACATTACCTTCTAAATTACCTCCAATTTCTTTGTTTAATATGGGAGAATTAAATAATGGCATTCCTACATTTCTCCCATTATTTAATTTATCTAATAATGTATGCAATCCTTCGCAGAGGTTATAACTCTTTACATTCCCATCTACACTAACAAACACATGATTAATCTTTGCTTCCCATTCATCATATATTTGGTCTGCTGTCATATCTGCAAATCTACTTAGGTCATCATATACAGGAAACTTCATTTTGAGTAATTGTAAAACTACATTCCATTTTTTTAATTCATTGATATAACCATCCATATTTTCTTCTTTTACATATTCTTTTGCTTTTAGAATGGTATTGTAGCCACCGTAACTTGTATATTTTTCTTGTAATTTAAGATGTTTTTCTAAATACAATCCTATGGTTATATCATCTAAAGACTTTTTATCTTCTTTAATTACAATATCATGAGCAATTGTATAATATACTTTCCATGCATTTTCGCTAAAGTCTTCTAGCTTTAAATTATCATATGTATATATTAATTCTAAATTTGAATAAAATATTGAAACTATATTTGCTTCAGCAGCTAGTTTAAATTCTCTTACTTTTTTTACAGCTTTTACGAGTTCCTCTTCAAACGCTGTAATTTCTTTTTTTGTAGATGATTTTGTTGTTGTTTTTGCCAATATATCACCGTCCTAAAACCATAATTCATCTAAATCTTTATTAACTTGTGTTGTTTTACTTTTATATTCAGAGCCTTCATTAGTTTGATTTTCCATTTTCATTTTTTCTATTTTATCTTCAGAATGTTTTACATTTTTCAATCTTATGGTTACATCATTTATTTCATTTTCTACAAATAACATAATAGTATTTATCTTATGTCTTTCATCTTTAAATTTAGTTTGATTACCTATGAAGTATTGTAATATTTTAGACTTGCATATTTTAAATGTAATTAATATTGTTTTATAATCATAATTTGCTTGAGGTGTTTGCTTTTTATTAGCAATAAACTGTCCACTCTCCAACCCTCTTAATCTTAACGCTAAATATTTAGGAAACTTCATATCATTTGGGTACTCTAATATTTCTTTTTTTACATATTCACATAAATCATTCCACTCATTGTTAGCCATAGTCTCACCTCTAATTTAATATTTAGGAAGAGAAATTAATCTCTCCCCATTATTAAAATCTATAATTTTATAATTTTATAATATTTCTATTAAATCTAATAACTCTTTTGCATGTTCTAAATTGTCAACCTTTGTAGGATTTATGTATCCTAACTCTTTTGATTTAACAAGTAAAGGCTTTAATTTATCTGTATTTGTTTTATTAGCCTTTACAAAATTTGTTATCTTTTTTAATACCTCATCTAATTCCTTTAAATCGAAATCTGCTTTCTTTATAGAAACATTTTTTTCAACAAGTTTTTCTTTCTCTTTTTCTTGCTCTTTTTTAGTATCTTCTGTAGATTTATTTCCAACTTGTTTATCATGCTCTACTTTTATTGCATCTTCAACTGCTTTTATAAACTCATCAGGATTCAAAGCTATAGTATCAATAATTTCTGAGAATCTTGATTTTGAATCTATATTAAAATTGTCATCTCTAAAAGTAATAAGTCTTGTTTCATTTTCAATTGTACCTTTTACTTCATCTTTCTTTTCTTTGCCTTTTCCAACTTTTTTACCAGTTTTAGCCTGAGTAATTTGTCTATCAATAGAAGCTACCCCAAGGACATGTAATTTATTTTTTATAGCATTAAAATATCTATTAGACATATTAGTTGTGAGCATGTCATATTCAATACCAGTAACCACATCAGTTAATGTTCTTTTCTTTGTATGTCCTAGTATAAACATACTTACTCCGACTTTCTTTAATTCCCAAATTCTATCAGTAATAATTTCTATTGCTTTATCTTCTCCACTCATATATCCACCGAAAGCTGCTTTTATTGTTGTAACTGGCTTATCGGGATTTTCACTATTGTGTAGTCTTATAACTTCCGGTTCTGCTATTTCAAATAATTCATCCAGTGTATCATATACAATAACTTTTAAATCTTTATAATCTGTAAGTTTATTTTCCAATATATCATCAGTAATTTCTTCAAATGCATCCCAATCTGGAACGTCTTCATACATTGCACCAGCAATGGCATCTATACCATCTTCTTTACCTATATTTGCTATTATATATCCATTTTCTCCAACTAACTTCTCACAAACCTCTTTTGCAAGAGTAGTCTTTCCAATTCCACTTTCTCCAATTAACCCTAAATTATAAGCTAAAGGGTCTATCTTAATTACATTCTTTTTACCGAATTTCCCCAAAACATATTCCACCTTTCAATTATTTAATTTAATTATTTAAGTTGAGAGGAGAGCGATAAACTCTCCTCGTGTAATTTTACTTAATTTTAATCTTCGCCTAGTGCATCTAACCAAGATGTATCTTCTTCAGGTTCTTTTTTATCTACGTCAAATGGCACTTCTCCATCCTCGTCATCCTCATCATCTTCAAGCATAAAATCAAATATTAAATCTTCATCTTTATATTTTTCTTCTTCTTTTAGTATAATTGGTTTCTTATTATCATCTTCGCCAACCATTTTAATAGTAGGTCTACGAATAATCATTCTTTTTTCTTTAGTACCTCCAACAGCAAGTTTATTAACTGCATCTTCCATTGTGTAAGCACCCATCTCAATTAATTCCATAATATCAGCAGGTATATCTTTTTCAGTGATATTTACTAATGATTGACCTTCTACTATATCACCTTCAAGAGTTATTTCTGTATAACCCTTCTTAACCTTTAGTATTTTGTCAATAAACTTCTTAGTGTTTTCTGGATTCTTTTTATCTACTTCTAGGTCAAAAATCTTACTAAAAGCAATATTCTGTTTAACTAATTTGTCGTTATATTCTTTTATATAATCAACTATTCTAACTTTAATAGGATATAACGCTTTATCCTTATCTAACTTGCCAACACAATCTTTATTAATTAATACAGTTTGTGTAAACGTTGCCTTATACCTAGATGAATCGTCTACTTTTGATAAGAATATACTCTTAATTTCTTTTGATGCTTGAGTAACATCATTATAAGTTTTATATTTAAACTCACCCTTAACATTAATAACCATTCCACTTTCAAGATGCTCTTTTACATATTCAATTGCATCATATGCTGATAAAAATTTCTTAGCATATACTTTATCTTTCTTATCTTTTTCTAATCCAACAGTTATAAAGCATTTTTCACCTAGCGTTTCAAGTATATCTTCATCAAATCTGTCTTCCCAAGCTATTGTAAATCTGTTTTCAAAATCATCTACATCTTTGTCATTGTTATTCTTTTTCTTACCATGAACATATAATACATTCTCTCTATCTGAGCCATATCCACCCATTAAGTCAGCATAGACTACATTACCATTTCCACAATCAACACCTAAGTTTAATTGATTCCAAATCCAATCTGACTTCTTGGAAGTTTCATCAATCTTAAATGTAAAATCTGTAATCTT